TATACGCCCTCACCAGACTCTCATCCGAACCGGCATACGCGACATGCGCCGACATCCTGCGAGCCGAGGCCATACTCGCCGCCTCAGCGTCCAGGGTGGCAATGGCATCCTCCAAGGTGGAGGCCATCCGGGCGAAACGGTCGGCCTTGATGAGCCCGGCCAAGATGGCCACCTTCTCGGCCTTGGTGGCCCGTAGCGCCCGTAGGGCGTCGGCTGAGCCCTCCTGTAGCGCCATGGCCGCCTCGAGGGCTAGGGCGAATCCTGGGCGGTCTACCTCAGCCAGCAGGAGGGCACGGGCCGCCTCATCGGCGTGGACCATCTCCACGCTGAGGCCGCCGCAACCGCCTTGGCTCCGCGGCGGGCACCCGTAGCACCTACGCCCGTGGGTGGGCGTGGATTGGAGCCAATGCCCGCACCGGCCGCAGCGGGCGAAACCGGAGAGCAGAAATCTACTCACGCTCGCCCTCGGCTGGCCTTTGCGGCCAGCGAAGAGGGCCACCAAGGCTTGATGCTGCTCGGCGGTGAGGATCGGCTCCCACGCCTTGGCCGGGTAGGGCGTGCCGTGGTGCATCCGGATACCGGCCAGCCGTGGAGCCTGGATGGCGCGGGCGAGCTGGGCCGCGGTCCATTGATTGCCTTTGACGGTGGTGGCCCCCATGCGTTGCAGGTCACGCACCACCGAGGCCACGGACTCACCGGCGATGAGCCGGGCGGCCGTGTCGCTGATGATGGCCGCCTCCTCGGCCACGATGACCAAGCGGCCCCATCGCTTCACCTCGGGCGCCATCGTTACGCCCGCCTTGGTCCGGGCTTTGACCATCTTGGGCATGGCCGGATTGGCCGGGTCCATGATGGCCACCTCATGCTCATAGCGGTGGCCCCACGAGCGGCCCCCGCCGTGGTGGGCACCCTCGGCCGCCCGGTGGGCGATAGCGGCCGTCGAGCGAGCGTCTTTGATATCCACCTCATAGCCAGCGGTAGCCACCACCACGCCCATGATGAGCTTTATCTGAGGGTCGAGCGGGTCACCACGGGCGCCGGAATGATCCTCCACCAACCGGACCAAGCCCGCCCGCTTGGCCGCCCGGCAGGCCTTCCGGAAGGCCATCAAGTCCTCTTCGTCTCGCATGGCCCGATCCGTGCGGGGCCAGACAATGACTAGGGCGTTCGGGTGAGTGGCCACTAGCTCAAGTAGGCGATTCCATCCGGGCCGGTCATGGAGCTTGCCGGTGGCCTTCGAGCGGGTGGCCGGGATGGAGTCATCTAGGCAATCGGCCACCACCCGGTAGCCCCGGCTCTGGCATACCCGGAGATTGTCGGCCCGTTGGTCACCCACCTTGTTGGCGTCCCGATCCTCGGAGATGCGCTCGTACGTGGTGGCGTCGATTCCGGCCTCGGCGTTGGCTTGGTAGATGGTTTCCATACCTCCAAGGTACACCCTAGGTGAGCGATTCTCGGCTCACCGGGTATCGCGAACCTAGGGCTAACCGTTGGAGGGCCTACCGGGGCCGAGAAAGCCATACGCCACAAGGGAAAGGGCTATGGGTTGACATTGACACAATTGACAATGAGGCCGGATTTTGTCCGGCCGTGGCCCGGTTGGGCCGGTTTGGGCTCCGGCTCGGTGGGCGTCGGCCTGGCCTCCACCACGAGCCCTAGCTCCTCGGCGGCCAACGGGTACGGGCGCTCGATCACGGCAGGATGGTAGCCCCGTCCATCCGGCAGCGTGAGGGGCCTACGTGGCCCCGAGAGCCACTGGGACGCGAAAGAGGCCCCACCCTCTCAATATGGGGCCTCGGGTGGAGCTGGCGGGCTAGTAGTTCCACGCCTTGTACTTGATCGGGAGGCCCTCGGCTCGGCGGGCCTCCTGAATCTCTCGCACGGTCCAGCGCACCCGACAAGGGCACTCCTCGCCATCGCAACCGCCGAGGCCGTGGCGCTCCAGCGGGTGGCCGCATTCGGAGCACTCCACGTAGGCGGCTCGGTCGCCCCATGAGTCCCGGCTCATGACCGAGCCGCCTTGGCCTCGGCGCAGCGCGGGCAGAGGGCCGAGGATTCCCAGGTGGGCTCCCGACACCACGAGCACGGCACCGGCCACTCCCGCGGCTGGCGCTCGGTCATGATCGGCCCGTTCGTGCAGCTATGGCGTCGTCGGAGTAGTACGCCGTCATCGGGTGGCGTTCCTCCCACCTGACCTGCCAGCGCAGCGAGGAAGCCGCCTGGCGCAGTCTTGTTGAGCACGTCGCCCACCCTCCGACCTCATCGGCCATCAGGTCAAGCCTCTCGGCCAAATCGAGCGCACGGCCATGCACACTCCCGCCCGAGGTTGGCTGGCGCTCGGTCATGGCCGCCCCGCCTTGGCCAGTACGTTTTGCACGGCCGTATGGCTGAGCCCGGCCGCCTCGGCAATGGCCCGATGGGTGGCCCCCTCGGCCCGCATGGCCACGATGAGGCGGTCACGCCGGAGCGTGGCCTCACGGGCCTTGGTGGCCCAGCGGGCCAGCTCGGCGGTGGTGGTCATCGTGCGGCCCGAAGGGCTTGAGCCTCGGCCCGGTAGCTGGCCGATTTCATAGACGGGGCCAGGAGGGGCGCTATCAAGCGTCTCGGCCTTCCGGGTCAAGCTCGGCGGCCAGCTCGGCCCGCAAAGCGGCAATGCGGAGGGCTTGCCCGGCGTTGATGGGCACGCCCATGCCGAAGGCGGCACACTCGATGGCCAAAATATTGTTGCGGATATCCTCGGCGCTGCGGTTGGTGGTCATAGCTCCACAGTAAGGCTCGGGCTCCCGGTTGGCAACCATCTTGCCAAGGGTTACCCGAAGAGGTAACGCAAAGAGGCCCCGGCGCCGGAGCCGGGGCCTTTGGTGGAGCTGGCGGGCTTAGCCCTCGGTGACGGGCACGGCCACGGCCATGGCTGGATTGCGGATCGGGCGCTCGGCCCGGCCCCGGCCCTTGGTGGTGGCGGTGGCCTTGCGGTAGGCCTCCATCTCGGCCGCTTTCAGGTCGCCCCGGATTTCCACGCTCCACCGATTGTTTGGATACCAATTCGACCAATCGGCCACGATGGCGGCCTCGGCCCGAGCGGCCCGAGCCCCGCCAAGGCTGGCCAGCTCGGCCCCGTCCAGGTAGATGGTGATTACGGCCTTCGAGCCCTTCCACGTGCGGAGGGCGGTAATGGTGGATGAATTGGCTTGGTTGGTGGTCATAGCTCCACAGTAAGGCTCGGGCTCCACCTTGGCAACCATCTTGCCATGGGTTACCCGAAGAGGTAACGCAAAGAGGCCCCGGCGCCGGAGCCGGGGCCTTTGGTGGAGCTGGCGGGCTACTTGCGAGGGCCGCCGATAAGCACCCCGTTGGTATGAGCCATTTGGCGGCAATCCGGGCAGATCAAGGCGCCCACCGTGGCCCGGTACTCCATGACCGAGCCGCACGGGCAAGGCGTGGCGTAGGCATCGGTCCCGGCGTATTCGCCCTCAATGGCGGCACGCTCGTAGGCGCTCTCGGTGCCCCCGGCCCCGTAACGGGCCTCACGCTCTTGGGCGAGGGCCTTCCATGGGTTGGTGGTGGATGAATTGGCTTGGTTGGTGGTCATGACTCCACAGTAAGGCTCGGGCGCCACCCTGGCAACTATCTTGCCAAGGGTTACCCGAATGGGTAACGAGGGCGGCTCAGCCGGAGAGCCTTGGCCGTCAGAAAGATGCGGCACCATCAGGCCCCCATCACCCACGGCAATGGGCTAGGCCCGAGCCGCCCCCGATCATCTCGCCGTGGTCGGCCTTCGCCTCGGCGTGGTCATGGTGAAACATTGCTGGCAGGTCACCTCGGCCATGGTCCCCTGCCACGTATCGGCGGTGATGCCCGGTCTCGGCCCGGAGCCGAGGTACCGCCCGCACCGGGCACGGCCGGGCTCGGTCCCGGCAATGTGGACCTTGGCCCGTTTGCCGTAGGTGGGCCGGGCCACGCCGGTAATCAAGGTGACCGTTCCCGAAGGGCTCACGGTCCCGGCTCGCTCTGCTCGATCAGGTGGGCAAGGCGCACCGGCCTACCGGATGCCTCAGCGTGGGCCTCGGCCAACGGCCGCATGCGCTCAGCCAATGCCCGCTGGCGGCTTTGCAGATTGGTAAACGTGCCATTGATGAGCCCTCCGGCCGTTATCACTCCCTCGGTGCTGTCGCTCTCTTGCACAAGCCATGCCCATAGCTCATAGCTCATAGACAAACGCTCCTCTTGGTATGCCGCTTTGTCGCTCTGGCGTATCGGGCCGAGCGGTCACAAAACGTGGGAGGAAATGAAGGCCCTCATGGCCCCGCCCACGTTTCGCACTCCAAGTCTTGTTTGGCGTCGGCTAGGATGATCGACAGGTGGTGGAGCACGGCCAGCTTGGCCGTGACCATCTCACCGGCGTGCCCGGCCCCCATGGCTGCCCCTGTGCGTTTGAGGGCCTCGTGGCGGTAGTGGACGGCCTCGGCTAGCTCTTTTACCTCGGCCCGGTCCAGGCCGGACAAGGTGGTGCGGGCCGGGTGGTCACCCGAGCGGCGGCCCGGCGTGGTCGCTGGAGGCATCCGGCGCTCCTTTCTTGGCGCTTGCCACTAACCGGCGTTTGTCGCGTCGGCTCAAACAATGATCGGCGTAGAAAAGCCCGTCTCGCTCCACCTCCGACATAAGCCACTCGGTAATGCTCATGCCCCGAGCACGAGCCGCGGCCACGCTTTGAAAACTGGAATTACTCCGGTCCATCCAGCCCCGGACATAAGCCCACCGCTTCGTTTGGGCGTTGACCACGGCCATGGCCGCTATCAGGAAACAAAGCACAAAGATAATGGAGCCGGGCACGGTCACCATGAGCGTGGCCACCGCCCCCGAGGCCAGGATGATGGTGGCCGCGAAAAGACCGTTGCCTTTCAGCCGTCTCATGGCGTCGGAGCGTGCATTGGGCAATTGTCATTGATCCACCACCCATCGGGCGGCCGTGGAGGGGCCGTGCCCCGGTTGTTATCCATGATGGCGCAAAGGCACCCGGCCGCCACCGCCTCGGCGCTACCAGGATTCGGCGTCTTGGTCATTCGGCCGCCCTCCTTTTCACCTCGGCCCATTCCGGGCCGGGGCAGTAAAGCCCGATCCAGCCGTCGATATCGGCCTCCACCAACGGCCACGGCAACGCCTCGGCATCCACGCGGGCCAGGTGCTCGGTCACCATGCGTTTGCATACGCGGCAAAGGGTGATCATTGGCTCCGGCCCGTTCGTGGCCTTGGAGCAGGCTCGAACTGGGCGACCCATGCGGCCTTCTCCTGCTCGGTGAGGTCGAGGCCGTGCCCGCACCACTCGGCGGTCGGGACGACGATGGCGTAGCCGATCCTCATAACTGACGGCCCGACTGTGCCGTTTCCGTCGCCTCGATGAACACTGCTTCGCGGTGTTCGTCCCACCGCTCCTGCGCGTCTTCGATGGTGTCACTGGTGCGACGACTCTCCCACCCGCAGGAGCAGGCGGCGATCAGCTTGTCGTCGAAGAAGTTGCGGTCATAGGCGAAGGTGTGATGCTCGATCGTCATGGCTGACGGCCTGTTCGTGCAGTCATAGATCCTCCAACTCCTTGCGAGCGAGCGCCAGCATCCGGTCCCTGTCGGCGTTCATCGCGGCCTGTTGCCGGTGGCGTTCCTCGCCTCTGTAGATCATCCAGATTGCGACGACGAACCAAACTGCGACTGGCCAGATCAGCCCGATGATGGACGACCCGAAACCGCGGTCGATCTCATCCAGCGCAAAGCCACGCTCGAACTCGCGGGCGCTCCTGTTGGCCTCGGTCCGTGCTCGGAACACCCAATATGCTTTGACACCAACAACGGTGGCGGTGATCGAATAGACGAGGATGCTTCCGATCCAGATGAGAGCGACCGCCCACGCGCTCACGTCGGCCGGCCCGTTTGTGGTGTGATCGTGAAGGCTGGCCGATGCCGCTCGAACCATTTGACGTGAACCCCGCAGCGATATCGCTGCTCGGTGTCATGAGCAGTCGTGACAAGCCAAGTAGCCTTATTTGGGCAGCGGTGGGAGTGGGTATACCCAGGTGGTTCCCACACCTTCTCCTCGCACTGCACAATCCCGCCCATCAGTGGGCTTGTATCACTCACCCTTGCTCACCTCCGCCCCTGCATCCTGGCCAACCCGACGAGCCAGGGCGGCCCATTCGGCCAAGCCGATGAGCCGCCCGTCCCGGTCGAAATGCTCAACCATTGCTCAATAGGGGATAGGGAATTGCTCGGAGTGCAATCCGCCCCACGCCCACCGAAGTATCATGATGCTATTGCCATCACGCCAATGGTTCCAGGCTTTGATGGCGATGGCCACGGTTTGATAGTCCCGGCGCCGGTGCCCGCCCCGTATCGGCGCCAGCAGATAGTTGCGGAGGGCGAGGCGGGCGTCCCCGACCTCCAGCCCGGCCCCGCTAAGCGTGGTCTCCCAAAACGCCTCTTGCTCGTCTGGGTCAATCGCCCGTTGGCGGATCATTATCGCCATAGCGCCCCCCTCGGGTACGCTCAGCTCGTGTTTGGCTCGTCGTGCCAGGGTGCTCACCTCGGACATGGCCTCGGCTTGGGCGTCGAAAACTGTAAGCAGCTCAGCAATGGTCGGGATATCGGCCGACTTGTTGGCGTAGGTGACGAGTTCGCCATCATGGGCCTCTATGTACTCAAGCCGGTGTATCCAGCGCAGGGCCGAGGCCTTGACGTGAGTGTCGTTTTGCTCCCGCAGTTTGAGGGCGTCGGCCAGCTTGCGGGTGAGGCCGGAGTCCATCACGTCTTGTACCCGTGGCGGCAGGTTGCGGAGCACCACTAGGGGCAGGGTTCGGCCGCTCGTGGCGATGGCCGCTAGCCGGTGCTGGCCGTTGAGGAGGTGGCCGTTTTCATCGAAGGAGATGGCGTCATTGGTCAACTCCCATTGTCCCCGCTCAATGATGGAAAGCCATTGGACCACCCGGCTTTGGCGTAGCTGGCGGTTGTGCACCATCGTGCCGAGGTACTTGTCGGCCATCTCGGGCGTCACCTGTTCAATCCTCACCGTTGGCTTGGTGGTGGTGGTCATGCCGTGTTTGCCTTCCGTTTGGTGGATATGTCGGTTACATCCGAGGCTAGTGCGGCTTGCGGGAGCTTGGCCCGGATGCGCTCATAGAGGGCTTTGCGTAGCTCGGGCCGGTCGAGGCGCTCATCTCGGCCTTGTTGGTAGCCGTCCACGTAGCGGTACTCCCGGCTGAGTACCTCGCCCTGGGCGTGGCTTATGATGTCGTGGCGCTCGGTGGAGCACCGGGCGCAACGCAAAGAAAGGCGCCACCCGAAAGAAGGTGGCGCCAAAGACGTTGGGTAGAAATCATCCCATTGATGCCCGAGGGTGCGGCATCGGAGCATCTCATCAAAGCCCACGCCCGAAGTCCCCCGTGGGCGGGTGGCAGATGCCATAGGTCCATCTCCTTTGGCTTGGCTACCGAATAGTTAACCGCGATGCCGCCACGCGTGCAAGTACCGTCACGATGCGCGACAGAGGCCCCGGCCGTGCGGAGCCGGGGCCTCTCAGCCGTGCCCACCAAGCCAATTGGAGGCGATGGCAAGTATACGCAATCCGAATCTGGATGGGCCAAGGTAGGTCAGCTCTTGCGAAAACGCCGGGCACCTATGGCCAAGATGAGCCCGGCCCCGAGCAAGAGCCCGGCCGCCCCCGTCTCCACGCCCGTGGGCGCCCCGGTGTAGGCCAAGGCCGGAGTGGCCCCGGCCACGCTCGTTGTCGTCTCTGGAGGGGCCACGGCCACCGCTGGAGGCACGAGGATGGCAACCGCCACGGTGGTGCTCGGGGCCACCGTGGCGGTTGGCCTCGTGGTGGTCACCGGCGCCACGCTCGTGCTCGTGCTCGTGGCCACGGTGGTGGCCACCGGCTTGGCCGTGGTGGTGGTGGTCGCCTTGATGGTTGAGGTGATGGTGGTCGGCGGGCAGGTCGTGGAGGTGGTGGCCGGGTGGCCGTGGGAGTGCCCCGTCATCGCGGGCAGGATTGTGGCACGTAGAGGGCGTCGATGTGGGTCCGTAGGGCCTCGGCTCGCTCGGTCATGGCCGGTGACGCTCCTATCTCAGATTGGGTGAGGAGATAATCCCACCCTTGGGTAGCCAGGGCTCGGGTGGCGTTGGAGGCCAGGCAAGTGGCACGGGCTTGGGCATTGTTGGCGGTCACTTGCAACGCCACCGCCGCCGCCGCCGTGCGCGAGCGGTTGTCGGCTTGGCGGGCTCGGAGAAAAGCCACGCCCAGGCCCAGGGAAAGCACAATGTCAAACGCGACCGAGACGGCCAAGATTCGTATGAGCAGCCGTTGACGTTTGGATGCCTGGCCCAGCTCGGATATACGGGCGTTGGATTCGGCAATGCGGTCATTGCTCAAAGCTATGGCGCCATTGGATGCCGATATACCCACCCCGAGCCGCTCTACGGCCGCTATCAATAAATCCGCCTTTTCGGGCATGGCCTCATCCATGAGGAACCTCTTTCATAATTCGGGTGAAGGCCACAAGCTCTTTTGACGTTTCGCTTATCTCGGCCCGCAACAGTCGCAAATCAGCTTTGAGGGCGTCGGATTCCTGGCGGTACAAGGCCGCCTCTAGGTCAACCGCCCTCTGAGCGTCTCGGGTCATTGACAGTCGCGCCAGGCGCATGCTCTTCACCGGTGCCCTCCTCCCGCATGTTTTCCACCTCGGCCCGGCCGATGGCCGCCTCGCTCCGTAGCATCACCCTTTCGGCCCGCCCGGCCGCCGCCTCGCCCCGGAGGGCAGCCGATTCCACCCGCCCGGCCGCGGCCTCATCCCTCGTGATAACGGCCTCGTCTCGGCGCGTCGCTGCTTCAACTCTGAGCGCGGCGGCCTCCTCTCGCCCGGCCTTGGCCTCTGCCCTGAGGGCCGCCGACTCCACCCGGCCGGTGGCCACCTCGGAGCGAAGGCTCACGGCCTCCTCACGCCATCGGACCGCCTCCACCCGAAGGGCGGCCGTCTCGTTGCGCAGCCCGATCACGTCTTGGCGAAGGGTCAAAACCTCTTGCCGCAACGCTGCGCCCTCTAGGCGAAGTTGAGCCGCCTCCTCGCGGTAGATGCTCCGCATGGCGTCGGCTTCTTTCCAGAGGTCGGTAGCGTCAGAAGTCTTGATCTGCCCGGAGCTTTGCCAGCGAGCTATGGAGTAGGCGCCCCCAGCCGCGGCCGTAGCGGCTGCGGCCGGGATGATATACGCCAAAATGTCGGAAATACTGGCCAGTACCATGGCGAAACGCCCTCAGCTTGTTAGTTGAGTGTCTCATCCATATCGGCGGTGGCGTCTCGCATGGCCATCAATCGTCCCGAATAGCGCCGATTACGGGTTACGGGCGTGACGGGCCAGGGCGTCTAGGTCATCCATGACGGCCGGAGACAAACCGCCCGCCCCTGGAGGTCCTTGATCGCCTTTGGGGCCGGTGGCGCCGGTAGGCCCAACCGGCCCGGCCGGGCCAGCGTCCCCGGTGGCCCCTGGAGGCCCAATCGGCCCGGTGCCGGGCACGGGGCCGGAGCCAGCAAAGCGGTAGTACCGGAATGGGTCGCCGGTGCCGTCTGTTGTCTCCTCGGTCACAATCACATAACCGTTGCCCCACGGGGCGATACCCACGGCCAGATTGGTGCCGCTCCCGGCGTGCCAATCCGGGTGAGCGTTGAGCCCGCCGAGGTACGGGGCACCATCGGCGGTGTAAACGGCGCCATCGGCCTGGATGGCCCACGTGCCCCCGCTCTTTTGGTCATAGGCGACACGAGACATAACAGGCACCTCTCCGGTGATGGGCGGCCCACCCGAGGGCCGAATGATGGCGGTGGCCATGGTGCTGGCCGGGTCAACGCCGGGCCAGTAGTCGGCCACGCTGGAAAGATCAAACGGGCCAACGTCGGTGTATTGGTGAGCCACCGCCCCGGCCGGGATACTCGTATCGGGTGGCGTCTTGTAACCGGCTATCCAGTAGTGAGGTGGCACCACCGAGGCCACGGCAAAAGCGGCTTTCACCTCGGGCCAGGTGGCAAAATTGCAATACACGCTCGGGTCTATCCCGGCCGCTCGGCGCATGAGCACCCATCCGGGGCATTGGCCGGGCGTGGCGTCCCCGGTTTCGCAATCCAAAACGTGGCCATCATTGGTGGTCGGCCGTACTGCGATGCGCACCTTGACTGAATGGAGAAACCTGGCCCAATCCGCTGGGCTCCAGGCGTAACGGCCGTCCACGTACCCGGCCACCAAAGCCGCCGTGGTCGGAATATTGGCGGCCGAGATGGAGTCATACATCGTTCGCAGGGAAACCACCTCCGGGGTGAGGGCCAGGGCTCGGGCGTTCCACTCATCCAGGGCGGCCCGGTTTGTCACGCCACGGCCAGGCCTATCACCGGCCCGGCAGCGCCATCGGTCAAGGTCGTCTCAGTCCAGGTGATGCCATCGGGCGAGGTGGCCACCGTACCGCCACCGCTGAAACTGTTTGATCCGATTACCACCCATAGGGCGAGCGTCGTATCCCAATTGACCGAGATAACAATGGCCATGGCTGTACTCAAGGCCCGGAAGGTCCAGACATCTCCATCCGATGAGGTCCATACTCCGCTGCTCGGCCCTGAATTGTTTATCGACCCGGCGACAAAGAGACTGCCATTCCACGCCATCACCGTAAACGTGTAGGCGTTGGAGCCGAACACCAAAGGCGGCACGCTGGCCGGTGTCCAAGTAATGCCATCGGGTGAATGGAATAGTTGGGTGCCGTTGGTCGCCCCGATGGTGCCTTGGACGAGAGCGAAAAACAGTCCGTGTCCGTAGAACAGGCGCAGTATCTCCCAGGTTGCCGTCGTGAATCCGGTAAAGGTAGGCGTGAGCGTTGACCACGCCGCCCCACCCGTGGTGGAGGTGCGAAGAGCTGCGGTTACCCCACCAGGAGCGAGCAAACCGGCGCAAAGCCAACGGGTGCCCGATCCGGCCACCGAGAGCACGTTACGGAGCCCAGCATCCACGGTGTACTTCGTCCAGGTGACGCAATCGGGCGAAGTTATCACGTCGGTGGATGGATCGTTAGCGGCATCAATCGCCATGAAAACGTGCCCGTCATACACGCATGAGCCGTTAACGCCATTGCCATTGGCAAAAAACCCCGCGGGCATGGTTCGAGCGGTCCAGGTGGTCAGATCGGGTGAGGTGTAGATGGATTGCCCGACGTAAACCCACCGGCCCCGCGGAGCGTCATAAAAGAACGACGGGTAAAAGTGCGTATCGGTAATCGGGCTCGTGCCGTTTGTCATGGCCCCGAACGTGGCCCCGGAGACGGGGACCGCCGTGGCACCTGTCGGCTGGCGCACGTAAACGTAATGTCTGAGAGCGCCGAGCGGCCCGGCTGGCCCCATCGGCCCGGTGGCCCCATCGGGGCCGGTGTCTCCTGTCGGCCCCGCCGCCCCTGTAGGCCCCGCTGGGCCGGTGGCCCCGGCGGCCCCGGTGGTGGCGTCCACGCCCACCATGGACACCCCAGAGGGCCATACGTTGGCCGTCTTGGGGCCGTAGACCATCTGGGCCACACTGTCGATGTAGTAATCACCGTCGATGCCCACCGCGGGCAGCGGAGGCACCGTGCCGTAGCGAATATTGTTGGTTGGCCTCGTGCGGAGATTGGCTAGGTCATCGTTGACGACATCGGCCCATGAGGCCGGAGGCACGGTGGCGGTGGCCGCCCGGTTGACGCTATCGGGATTGACAAAGGCGGGCATCGGCCTACGGCCCCGTTGGCCCGGTTGGGCCGGTCGCTCCGGCCGGGCCGGTCGGCCCCGCTGGCCCATCGGCCCCCGTAGGCCCCGCTGGCCCCGTCGGACCAGCCGGGCCGACAGCTCCGGCCGGGCCGACAATGTGCACACCGGCAGGCCAAACGCCACCGGCCTTGGGGCCGTAGAGCATCCAAGTGAAAGGGTCGATGCAATAATTTCCGTCCACGCCCACGCCCGCACCGGGCGCCCCGTTATTGGTCAGCACCGTATTGACAAAGGCGGTATTCAGGGCGTTGAGGTCATCGTTTACCACGTCACCCCACGCGGCCGGAGCCACCGCCCCGGTGGTGCCGCGATGGACGCTATCGGGATTGATAAAAGACATTGGCCTAATCCCATCTAGTCGTATCGGGCAGGGTGGCCCATTCCGAGGTGCCCCACGTCCAGTAACCGGAGGTGTCAGCCGGGGCCAGGGCTAGGGTGATTGTCCACCCGTTGGCCGAGATGACTTCGGAGATGTGCTCCACGTTGCCGTCTTGGTGGAAGGCGTCACCGCCGCCCGGAGGGCCGTGGCGGTTGACCGTCACCCGGTAGAGCAAATCCAAGCCCAGCATGGTGGCCACCGTGCCCGGCTCAACAAGGTCGTTGAGGTCCACGGAGATGGCGGCCAGCCGGGTGATTGGTTGGGCGTGGGTGGTGACCACGTACAAGGCCCGATTCAGAGCCTCGGCGTCGGAGGTGTAAAGCACGGTGCTGGACGGTTTCCAGACGTGTACCCCGTAGGCGGCTTGGCTCCCGGTGTCGTCATAGACTTGCTCGGTGCCGCCCTGGCGGGTGACTACGGCCCGGTTGTAAATGTCCAGCTCATCCAGGCCGAGCGTGGGGCCGGGTTGGAAAGGTATCTCCCCCACCCGTGGTTCATCGCCTAGAACGGCTTGCACCACGCCGTACGGGCTCGTGGGCGCCCCGGTGGAGTAGCTGAGGGCGCCCCTCTGAATGAAACGCACCCGGCCTTGACCGTCCATAAACAGGGCGCCCGCCTCTGTCTCCTCCACCGATTGGAGCACTCCCAAAGCGGCGGCCTCGGTCAGATTTTGTACGTCGGCCTGGATGTTGGTGGAGCCGGTATCTATCACCCTGGCCCCCGCGGGCCAGCCGATGAGGTCGAGCAGCGCGCCGATGCGGGCGCCCGAGGCTTGCAAGGTCAAGCCCACCGTTGAGAGGGTGGAGGTATTGAACAGGCGGAAAGCGTCGGAGGCCACCAGCTCGGCCCCGCTGGAGAGCGGATCGGGCCAGAGGATCGGCCAGGCCGAGGTATGGCCGGTGAAACGGTAAAAGGTGGTGCCGCCCGTGGTGGCCCGCACCTGTACCAATTTCATGGGCAAAAGCAAGCCGTAAAAGGGCGAGGCCGTATTCCACGGGTTGAACGTGCCCGCCCGATTGTCCAAAGTAAGGGTGCACGTCCCGGCCTCAAAGACGCCCATCTCATGCTGCGTGCCCCGGCCGATCTGAGCCCCGGTGACCCACGGGCTTATATCGGTCCACACATTGTGGGCGCCCAAGACGCCCGGTGAGGCCACGGTGGTGATGAGGCCAGGATCATCACCCGGCGCATTGTTGAACGCCACCAAGCATTGCAGCGGGGGTATAGCCGTCACCCGAGCCCTACCCTGCCCGTGCTCCTACCCGTGCCTTGGAGTAGCTCGGCGCGGGTGAATTGGGCGGTGGCCTTGGCGAATTGGCGGCCGTCGATGTAGAGGGGCACATTGACGGTGATGGCTCCACCGCCGCCGCCGAGGCCACCGGGCGGCAGAGGTACAACCGCCTCACCGTTGGCCCCGTGGCCAATCTCGGCCAGCATCGGGCTAAGGGCGATGCCCCCGGCCTCCAGGTGCGGAATCTTGGGCAGAGAGATATGGCCGCCGCCAATGTGCATTGGCCCCCAATTGATGGCCGGGAGCGTGAACCCGAGCCGGTCCCAAAGGTCGATGAGCATATTCAGGGCCGAGCGGAAAGCGTCGGTGATGCCGTGCCACATGCCCGAGGCGATACCGGCGATCCGGCCCGGTAGCCCGGTGATAAAGCTCAGAATTTGGTTGAAATGATCTTTGATGGCCAGCACGGCCAGCCCGATAGGCCCGGTCAGGATGGCGAGGAGCAATTGCCAATGGCCTTTGACCCATCCGACCACGCCGGTAATCAGGCCCTTGACGAAATCCACCGCGGCCTTTACCGCCTCCTGTATGGCGGTCCATACCGTTTTCCAATGGGTGACCAGCTCATAGATACCAACGGCCAAGAGGGCCACCGCTGCGATGATGAGCAGCACCGGCGATAGGGCGGCCGTCTCCACCGGGATCAGCGTGGTATCGGCCAGCGTCTCACCCGCGGTGGCGGTGGCCTCCAGGCCCTCGGATGCGGCCAGGGCGTCGGTCGCCACCGCGCCCAGCTCCTCGGTGGTTTTGAACATCCCCATAACCGCCTTGGCCCCGGTGGCGGCCGTGCCGAGAAGGCTCATCCCGGCCCCGGCGCCCATCAAGGCCGGGCCGTACTTTTGGCCGATGGTGGCTACTTGATCCTCCACCTCAGTCTTGAGCGCCTTCATATGGCCGGTAAAGGTGTTCGCCCCGGCCGAGGCCTGCCCGGAAAGCTTCTTACTCAAAGCGTCCAGGTTTTCGGTGGCCGCCGCCGTCTTGTCCTTATTGGCAGAGAGGGTGACGCCAAACTCCTTGAGCGTCTTTGTCGCCCCACCGTGGACCTTGGCCACCATTGTGGCCGCCGCCTCAAGGCTTATGTGCTTGGCCGCTGCCAGGTTGGCGGCCAGCCCCATCAAGTCCAGGCCCTTGCCCGCGTCGCCGGTGGATGTGGTCAAGATGCGTATAGCCCCGGTGGTGCCGCTAGCCGTGGTGCCGTACTTTTCGTTCGTCTTGACGGCCTTCTCGATGCGCTCCGAGAAATCGTCAATGTCGCCCCCGGTGGCCGAGATGGCCGCCCCGAGCTGCTGGGTGGCCGCCTTGTCCTTGTCACCAAAGGCGGTGAGAGCGGCCCCGGCCCCGGCGATACCCACCCCGGCGCCGACCATGACAGAGCCAACCGTCCGGCCCTTTTCCTTAAAGGAATCAATGGCCGGGCCGAGCTTGTCAAACATCTCCTGTACAGGTGCGAAGGCCCCGCCCGAGGCCGAGCCCAGAGCGGCAAAAGCACCCTTGAAAGCACTCGACATTTTCGAGCCGGTGGCCTCGGCGGTGGCCCCCGTCTCGGTCATGGCTTTCTTGGCCCCGGTGGCGTTGCCCACCACGTTGACGGTTAGGGTACGGGTATTGCCTCCAGCCATGGCCTTGCCTCCGTCATTGTGCGTTTGCTGCGGCTATGGCTCTTATGTGCTGCTCGCACGGGATAATGAGGCTCCAAAAATCCACCACGCTCAAAGCGTCCACCTCGGCCGGGCCGAGCCCGCAAAGGTTGGCCAGGGCGAAGAGGTACCGTTGCCGTAGCGGGTAAATGGGCTCATCCCACCGCGGATCGTCCCGCGCTAGGCGGTCACCATAGGGTCCGTCTCGGCCACCTCTTCCGGCTCGATCTTCTCGGCCAGCTCTTTGGCCGCCGCTTGCACGATGGCATCGTAGAAATCAAGAGCCGAAAAGTTGAGGGCGGCGATGGAGTGGCACGGCTCTCCGGCTTGCACCTTGATGGCGAAGAGGAGGGCGGCCAGACATTTGGCGTTGCAATCGTCCACGCCCTTTTCCCACGAGCGCAGACCAAGGCCGGTGTACTCGTTGATCTTCTTTGCCACCCGCACTTCAATGAGCCGAGGATCGTAGGCGTACTCTTTGCCTTCACACTCAACGATCATGGCGTTTTCTCCTCGGTCAAATATCTTTCGAGCCGGTCCACCACGCCCCAAAGCCACACAATGAGCCGGTCCATCACCGGAAACCGGCGTCTCGTGCGAAGTCATCCAGGGCCTTGCCGACAAGCTCGGCCACCTCATCGGCCTTGGCCACCAGGGCGGGCAGAGCAAAGGGCCGGGCCTTTTGGGTCACCCATGCTTGACGGTTGCCGAAAACCGGGTGGCGGAAGTTGCCCGCCTTGCCCATGTTCTCAAACGGGGCAGCGTTGGGCGCCCGGATGATGATTTTGGCCGAGCTGGGCGAGGATGAGGATTTGATCGAGCCCGGTATACGTTGCGACCACGCCGCATTGGCCTTGGCTTGGTCAGCCACCAAATCCGCCCCCTTTTTGAGCCGTTGCCTCAAGTTGGTGGCCAGCTTCTTATCAGCCGCCTTTATGTCTTTGGCGAACGCCTTAAAATCGGTTACCGCCACGCCAAAGACGATGGGCGGTGGCCCCGAGCGTGAGGCCACTAGAGGGTTACGTCGGTGCTCATGTAGGTGATGGTGGCCGGGACGTTCGTGTCATCATCGTTGACGGTGAAAGTCATCTTTGGTTGGATAATGTCGGGGCCTCCCATGGTGGGCGGCTCATCATCCCATTGCACCGAGGGCAGGCGGAAAGTTATCTGTTGGCTGAAAGCTCCGGCGATGAGAGGGCCGGTAAAGGTCACTATCATGCTCTGGGGAGTGTCGGCCGCGAACAGATCGGCAAAGGTCGTTTTCGACAGGAAATCCGTTTCCAACGCACCGGAAATCTTCATGAAATCGTTTTGCACTTGGGCGCCCTTGCGACCGGTGCCGTCAAGGTAGAAGTTGTCGGTTTTGCTCGGCCGGTCGATGGTCAGCGTCCAGCCCCGTACTCCGGAAACCGGCACCTCGGCCCCGAAGGTGCCCATGGAAAACACGCCTTGCTCCCAGGCGAAATACGGGTTGGCCGTTTGGTAGACGGGCGCACCGTAGGCGCCCGCCTCGTCATAATCTTTGCCGTCAAAATCAAAGGTGGCCCGGAGAGCCTCGTTAACCTTGGCCTCAAACTGGCCCTTGATGATCTTCAAGCCCTTGTAGTTGTACGGATGGAGCACGCCATCCATGGTGGGCCGCCCGATTTGCAGGCTCAACGATTGGCCATCCTGGCGGGCCAGGGCGTGAGTCTGCAAATACGCGACGGTGGCGCCTTGCACCACCGGGGCCATGGCCATGGAACCCATGAGGTTGGCCAGGAAGAGGCCCATACCCTTGCCATAGACGGGCGTTACCAACGACCCGGCCACGGTGGCGGTGGTGGTCAACCGGGCGCTGCGTCGGGGCACAAGGCCGCCGTTTCGGATGCCCTTGCCGGTGGTACGGCTCGGATTCCACTTGATGGATTCAGACTCGAATTCGAGCCATTTGGCGGACGTGACCCACGTACCGAAGGCGGTTTCGGCGGCTACGCCAACCGAGCCACCAACGCCGGAGCCCACTACGGTGCCTGTCATGATGCGTTACCTCCGGTTGATGGTGCGGTGGGTACTGCGGCCGGGGCCGTGACGGCCTCGGCTGAGGGCTCGGGCGCTGGCCACTCCACGGCCAGCGGGCCGCCCAGCTCGCGGGCGATATCGTCGGGTACCTCCAACGTTTCGCCACCCTTGAACCGAAGGCCGTAGAGGGGCACGTCCACCGGCCCGTATGTCGTATTCGTGACTTGAGCCATTGACGGCCTCCCTATCGTTGCAATTGGGCTTGACAATGCACTTGGAACGGCACGATCACCGACCATCCACCGTTGGCGGTGGTGCCTTGCTCCATGGCCCCGCCCCCGGTGCATTGAGCGAAGATCACCGAGCCGCCAAGAGTCGGATCGGCGGTGATGGCCAAAACCACCGCCTCCAAGATGGCGAAGGCGTCGGCCCGCACCTGTGAGGCCACCTCGGCACCGGCCCCGCCGTCAAACCACTGGATGATGCCCTCCAGGTCGAAACGCTCATCGCGCCGGAAGTTGCCGAGGTCTACCGCCTCTTGCACCCATCCGGTGGCGTTGCCGATTTGCACAAAGGCGGGCAGCACGTTGGTACCGAGGTCGCCATCAATCACCTGGAGCTGCGGGTCGGTGTAGGTGGCGGCAATCATGGCCAGGTGGCCAATGAGGGCGGTGATGGCGTCGGGTATGGCCGAGGTGAGCCCGGCCATCAGGCGATGACCACCGGGCGTTGCGACGGCTGGAGTAGTTCTTTTACCCGGTTGGGCACGAGGTACCCGCTCGGCGTGGTCGATAGGGCAGAGTCATCCTCGGCGGCCGAGCCGGGAGCGTAGGAGCCCACCCGGCCCTGTGCTTGCTGGCCGTACTGCCACCAATGGCGGATTAGCTCCAGGGTGCCCCGGCGCACGTTGCCGGGCACGGTGGCCCGCCCCGCGGTGTAGACCACTTCGATATTGCCCCGGTTGGCATAAAACCGGGTGAGGCCGCCCCCGCCATCCCGGCGCACCATGATGCCCATGTCCAAGTTATCGACCGAAAAGCCAAAGGCCGAGGTGGTGGCGTTGGGCGGTTGCTCGGTCAGCGTGTAATTGGTGAAACCGATTACCTCGGTGACGCTGGCCACGGTCAGCACCGGCAATTGTCGGAGCTGAATGGACACGTTGCCGCCGTCGTAACGCTCATCAAACGTGGCCGGTACGACATGGCCCACGATGTCTTCCACCACCGGCGTACAATCATCAATAAAGCCTTGTAGCTCGGCCACGATGGCGTCGGTGGGAGTAATCAGCATATTAAGGTGGGCGGTCAGCTCGGCCATGGTCACGAGGGCGGTAACGGTCATGCGATGCGCCTCCTACGGCGTTGGGGCCTCAGTGTCGGCCACGATGGCGGGCGGCTCGACAGGTGGCACCGGAGTGCCGAAAGGCTCGGGCTCGGGTGCGCCCTCGGCTGGGGCCGGGGCCGGGCTCATGGGCGGAATGTCGGCCGGATCGTAGAGCAGCTCCGCATCCGGGCCATGGGTCACGGAGCCGTCACGGTTGCGCGTTGGGTAGGCGATGACTTCCTTTACAAAGTCAACGGTGCGCTCCACGGCACCCTCTTGCTTGTCGGTGTTCTCCGGGGCAGGTCCGCCCATATCACCAGTACCAAGAGCCATTTGTCGGCTCTCCTTTCTCTTGTTTGTTGGTTGGGTGCACACGGCACACGCTCCGGCCTCATGGCACACGAGCCGGAGCGTGACCGAACGCAACCAACCGGCCGGAGCCCCAAAGGAAAAGGCTCCGGGGCCGGTGGTTTTGCGTTGCCTTCGAGCGGTGGTGGCTCGTCAAGGGAACCGCCCCGCCCGAGGGTCAACTAGGTGGCCGAATTGACAAACGCCCGAACCGCGGCGGCGTCGTCCGGGCGGCCATCAATCCGCTGAAAGCCGATAAAACCAACCTGCAAATAGTCGGCGTAGCGCTCAACCAGCCGCATGATGGTCGGATCGAGCACTTGGCGCACGATATAGCCTTGCTCGAAGTCACCGAAGAGGATGGACTTGGCCGAGACGCCCATCACGGGCATGGCGTTATCCACCACCACCGGGTAGCCGAGGATCGTATCCGGGTCGGGGCCAACCGCCGATTGCTGGGTATTCATGGTCCACAAAGGGCGGCCCTGTGTATCGGTCACGGCCCGGATGGCTCCCAGGGTGAGGTCGTTCATGAGGAATTTGCAATTGCCCATTTGCCGGTAGGCCGCATCCACGGAGTGGATGAGCGATACGAGGTCGCCGTAGGCCTTGCCGTAAGCGGTGGCGCCCCACAAAGCTGCGGTGGTGGAGCCGGTGCCCCCGGTCACGCCGGTAGTCGGTGCATTGTCCACGCCCACCGGCTTGGTGGTGCCCGTGCCCGTCACTAGATCGGCGGCAATGGCCCGGCCCAAACGCTGCCCGAGCTTCTTTGGGAGCCAGGAGTCAAGGTCAAAAGCGGAATCCTGCAAAAGCTGGAGCGAGACAAGCACACTGTTGCTCGTGTAGGTCCACGCCGCGAGCTGCTGGGTAGTAAACGCCACGTCCACCTCAGTAACCTGAGTGTTCTCCGAGAGGAGAGCGCCAAGGTTGCCGGTGTCGTTATTGGACGGCCAGGGCAGGATATTGCCGGTCTCGGTATGAATGATGTTGGCAATGGAGAGCAAGCCGCCAAACGCCTTCATGGTCTCGGTTATCTTCGTGAGATACCCCTGAGGCACGAGGTACCCACCGGCCGTGGTGGTGGTGGACTGCGCTCTAGCTTCCCGAGCGGCCAGGATGAGCCGCTCCTCCACGTTGAGCCTGGAGCCCTCACCGAGACCGGTGCGGAGATACCGAGAGTAGATGTCGGCGTACCGCTTTTCGTCGGCCGCATCCTCGCCCTCGGGCGCCCCCGGAGTGATGCGCTCATCCACCGGCTGGGCCAGGGCCAGGGCCATCTTGGCCGCCCGGCTCTCGCGGTCCAGGTCGGAGCCCAGCTCCACGATATCGGCCTCGATGCGATCCCATTCCGCCCGCTGCTCGGCGGTTGCCGCGGCGTTGCCGATGGTTTCCCGTAGCTCATTCATGGTGGCCCACGCCTTGGCGCGCGCCTCGGTCAGCTCTTTCAGTCGCTCGGACATTTCCGGGCCTTTCTCTTAGTGGTTTGCTTGTCGTGACGGCCCGGAGTGCCCAAGGCGGCTCCACCTGTCATTTGCTGCGGCCCGGAGTGCCCAAGGCGGCTCCGGTCAAAAACAAGGGCTAGGCGATGCCCGCCCAAGAGGTGCCCACGCCCGCCACCCCGGCCAGCACCACGGCATGGACCACCGAGGAGCAGAGCGCATTGGTGGTGGCCGTCTCCACGGCTGAGGCACCGGAGGCGGCTTGGGCCAGGTCGCTCACGTAGAGGGCTTGAGTGCCCGCCGTATCCTTTGTGTTCGCCCGTGACGTGGCCGGGCCAGCGGTAAAGGGCGTGGTGAATTGGGCGGCATTGTTGTAACCAAAGAAGTATTTAACGATGAGCACGCCCCCGGTAAGGGCGGTCACAGCCGGTGCGGTCAAGGTGGCACTAACCACCGCGTTCTTGCCCACCGCGAAGGCTTGCGGGGCGCCCCCGCTCGTGCCGCTATAAGCGGCCAGTGAGACAACGCTGGCGTTGTTCGTGTTATAGGTGATGGTCACGGTGGCGGCCCCGCCCGTGTCCCCGGCCACGGCCACTTTGTAAAAGATGGCGTTTCCGACTAGGCCCGATTCGTTCGGGTCGAGCACCGTATCGGAGGTAAGCAACGTCCACCCGGCCGAGGCCGTAACAGAGGTGGTGATGTTGTTCCCGGCCGAGAGGAGCATCAAGTCACCCACCACCACCGAGGCCGGAATGGTGATTGTCTTGACGAGCCCCGACGGGTTCGGGGCACTTGTCACAATGGATCGAAAGGCGGGCGTGGTGCCCGCCGCGGGCACGGCCACATAAAGCCTTTGATTGGCAACAGTGGGCGTATCGGTGCGAAGGTAGAAGTTACCCACCGAACCGCCCGAGGGCGCCCCCGAGCCAACGCTCAAACCGGTCACCCCGGATGAGGCCGCCCCAATGGTGGTGGAGCTACCGGCCGCCACCACTATGGCCGTGGGGCCGTAGACCACCGTGCCCCGATCCGTGGCCGTGAAGGTGTAGGTGCCAGCGGGCATCCAGAGGGTGACGGTGGCGGTGGCCCCGCCTCCGGCCGCAACCGTGCCCGGTGAGACGTTGAGCAAGTACGGATCGGCGTACAAAGGCGCCGGGCTCCCGCCCAACGTGGCGGTGATGGTGAGCTGTTGGCGGTCCTGGGCGGTGAAGCTAACGCTACCGGCCAATGCGGGCGTGGTCATGATGCGTTGCTCCTCGTGAGAGTGTCGGCCAGGATGCGGTACCGGATGGCCAGGTCAACCGGGAAACCGCCGTCCATCTCCATCTCACCGGGCTTGGGTGGGTCAGGATCGGCCACGCCCATGAGGGCGGCTAGCACCGATTGGGCAGAGTCCAAAGCGGCATCGGCGGTGTCCACGCCGGTATCGGCGGCCACGAGGAGGTCGAGCACTTGCTGAAGGGTGGCCAGGTTGGCGGCCGACAAGGCCGCCCCCGCCCTCAGCTCGGCACCCAAGGCGGCTAGCTGGCCGTCTGAGACCTCCAAAACCTCGGGGCCGCCACGGGCTCGCACCGAGAGCCGGGCCGCCCGTATGGACCGTAGCCCGGCGTCGGTGCCCGAATAGGCCGGGAAGGGCGTGGTGGAGACTTCGATCAATCGCACCTCAAGTAGCGTGCGAACCTCGGCCTCGGCCTGGAGGCCGTCGTTTCGCTCCACCGTTTCGGTGGTCCACTCGTCTTTGACCACCTGAAAGCCAAAGCTCATCCCGGCCACGTTGCCCGCCCGCACGTTGGCGATCAGGTCGGAGCCGTAGCTCGTGTCCACAATCTCGGAGTCCACGGCCAGGCCGGTGGCGTCGGAGGCCAGCCGGAGGGTACCGGCCGACATGCGGGCAATCGGTTTGGCCGGGTCGTGGTCGGCCAGTTGCACCACGTCACCATCGGCCAGGCTCTTATCAAACGCCCCTCGGGCTATCTGCTCGAAAAAGCCCCATTTCAACGGGTCACCGATGGCGGCCCGTTGGTTGTAGACGGCCGCGTGGCCGGTGAAAGCTCGGGACTGTTCATCCACCGCCGAGCGGTCCAGCTTGACGGCTCGGCGTTCTTCCACGATGGCGGGCAGGCGCGAGGTGCGGTGATTGCTAGGCATTGACGCCCTCCGGGTCGGTGTCGTTTGTATCGGTTGCGTCGGGCTCGGGCTCGGCTGGAGCCGGTAAAAGCATGGGTGGCGCCACGGTTGGGATGAGCGGCTCATCCAGGCCCTCAAGCGGCGGCAAATTCTCCCGGCGCCGGGCCTCATTGCGAGTCATCCAGCCGGTCATAATGGCGGATTG